TGGTAAAATCCCTTGTGCAGAAAATCGAAGTGAGTGCGGACAAGCGGATTCGGATTGTTTTCGGATTTCAGGATGTGTTTACAGAACTTGGAAAGGAGAGTGCAGAAACATGATTGCAGCGTATCAGCGCATTTCAAGGGCTGATGGCGACTTGGGCAAAGATGGCAAGGATAAGAGCAACAGCATTGAGAACCAGAAAGAACTGATCCAGCGGTATATCTCCTGCAAAGAAAGCCTGCAAAATGTGCCTGTGATGCAGTCTACAGGCAAAAAGTACGCAGACCATGCGGCGACCCTGCGCAGCTGGTCGGCACGAAAGAAAAAACAACAGAAACCGGGAACAGGAATCCCTGACTACACCTACAGCAAGGAGGAAAGTTTATGACGGAAACGATCCAAACAGCGATGGACAGGCTTATGACGATTTCGGCAGAACCGCAGGATTACGTTGCAGAAGATGGGCTGCTGTACTGCGGCAGCTGCAATACCCCTAAGGAAGCGTTCTTCCCGAACGGAAGAAAGCTGTTTGGTCGTGACCGCCATCCGGCTGAATGCCTGTGCAGGCAGGCGGTGAGAGAAAAGCAAGAAGCCGAAGAAAAAGCAAGGCTGCATCACGAGAACGTGCGGCGGCTGAAGCTGCAGGGCTTTACCGACTGGGCGATGCAGAATTGGACGTTTGAAAACGACAATGGGCAAAATCCACAGATGCAGCTGGCACAGCGGTATGTGAATCACTGGCCGGAAATGCGGGAGAAGAATGTGGGGCTGCTGCTCTGGGGCGGTGTTGGTACAGGCAAGAGTTTCATGGTGGGCTGTATTGCCAATGCCCTGATAGAGCAGGAGGTGGCAGTCTGCATGACGAATTTTGCCCGAATTATGAACGAACTGAACAGTGCTTTTGCCGGGCGAAACGAAGTCGTGGGCAGGCTGTGCAGTTATCCGCTGCTTGTCATTGATGATTTCGGTATGGAGCGCGGCACGGAATATGCGCTGGAGCAGATTTATAACATCATCGACAGCCGTTACCGCAGTCGGAAACCGCTGATTGTTACCACGAACCTGACCCTGACGGAGTTGAAGAACCCACAGGATACCGCTCACGCCCGTATCTATGACCGTCTGCTGGAACTGTGTACCCCGATTGCCTGCACGGGTCCCAGCATGAGAAAGAACATAGGACAGGAAAAATTGAACTTGCTGAAAACACTTCTGGCTTGAATGGGAGGTACGCGATTGAAAGAAAACAGCACAATGAGTTGGTTGGAGCAGATCCACCAGATGAAGAACCGGGACATCCGCACGATAGAACAGCATGAACTGCAGGAACTGCCGCAGGATGCAGTGGAACACGGATTGCAGCAGGAGGAAAGGCTGAAAAATCTGCTGGATAAGGTCAGAAATCCTTATTGCTATCTGGACAACGGAATCATTGTGAAGCTGAATTTCGCACCGAGAGGGAGCAGCACACTGTCTGAGCGCATTGGCAGATGTTTTCAGTCTGCCAGCTGAAACGGTAGAGAAAGTTTCGGCAAGCTGCTGAAAAATCGCACAGAAAAATTTCGAACTTTAATGCGATAAAGTGCTGGACAAAGGGTGATGATTCTGGTAAGCTGTTTGTGGGTAAGAAAATAGGAATGTGCCAGCTGAGTAAAGTATGCTCGGCAGGCTTGTTCTACATAGAAAAATGTGGAGCCTTTCGCTTCTCTGACGAACAGTATTGCCGATTCGTTAAGGAGGTGGAAGGCTTTTGTTATACCCTGATTTAAATTCGCAGAAGAAACCGCAGAAAAATTCAACTCGTTATCGTACAGCCCTGTATTTACGTTTATCCCGTGAGGATGGCGATAAAACAGAGAGCGACAGCATTGCAAACCAGCGTACCTTGCTGGAAGCCTATGCCGCAGACCACCCGGAACTGTGCATTGTGGATGAGTTTGTGGATGATGGCTACTCCGGCTCGAACTTTGAACGCCCTGCGTTTCAAAGGCTGTTTCAGGAACTGGAACAAGGGACTATCAACTGCATTCTTGTGAAAGATTTGTCCCGTTTCGGTCGAAATTACATTGAAGTGGGGCGTTATCTGGAACGGATTTTCCCGGTCATGAGGGTCCGGCTGATTGCAGTAACAGATAACTATGACAGCCAATCTGCGTGGAAGACCAGTGATTCCATCATGGTCCCGATGCGGAATCTGCTCAATGATGCCTACTGCCGGGATATTTCCGTCAAAATCAAGAGCCAGCTTGCGGTCAAGCGCAAGCGCGGCGATTTTGTGGGAAGCTTTGCAGCGTATGGATACCAGAAAGACCCTACAAATCACAGCAAACTGATTATAGACGAACTGGCAGCGGAAACGGTGCAAGATATTTTCCGCTGGAAGATCAGCGGCATGAGCAATCAGGGCATCGCAGACCGATTGAATGCAGAGAAAGTGCCGTCCCCAGCCGCGCGAAAGCTGCAGAGCGGGGCAAAGCTGAGCCTGCATTTCCGCAAGAGCGATGAGCCGCCGTGGTCTGCCAAGGCGATAGATCGCATTCTGCACAATGAGGTTTATACCGGGAAACTGGTACAAGGAAAAACCCGGCGACTGGATTATCGCTCTAAAAAGAAAATGAACGTGCCGATGCGGGACTGGACGATCGTGGACAACACCCATGAGGCAATCGTTCCGGCAGAGCAGTTTGAGCTGGTGCAGCGGATTCTGAAAACCGAAACCCGCAGGCCGAACGATGCCGAAACGGTGGCTCTGTTTGCAGGCTTTCTCTACTGTGGGGACTGCGGCAGTCGGCTGGTGCGCAGGTCAGCCAGCTATAAAGACAAGCGGTACATCTATTATCAGTGCTCCGGCAGCAAGCAGAACAAAGGCAGCTGCACGAGCCATAACCTGCGGGATGAAAAGCTCTATAACATCGTGCGGAACGCACTCCAGATGCAGATCCAGATCGTGATGGAGGAAGCCGAGTTTGTAGAAAGCATCCGGCAGGCCCGGCAGGAGCCATACCGTGTGCGGCGTATCGAGCGGCAGATTCGGCAGTTGACCGCAGAAAAGGCCCATACGCAGGGCATTAAGGAAAAGCTGTACGGGGACTATGCAGACGAAATCCTCACACGGGAAGATTTTCTGAACTACAACGAACTGTACAGCAAGCGGATCGAAGAATATGACCGCAAAATCATGGAACTGGAAGCGGAACAGCAAAATCTGCAGACTGCCCCGAATGCTTATCCGTTTCTGGACGTGTACCGCAAGTATCGGAAACTGGAAGAAGTCACCCGCCCAATGGTCGTTGAGTTGATTGAGAAAATTGAAGTGTATGAGGGCAACCGGGTGGAAATCACGTTCCGATTTCAGGATGAAATTTCGGACCTGCTGGAAGAACTGCATCAAAAGCAGATGGGGCAGCATGAAGTGTCCGCTTGAAAGGAGGCTGTGACTTATGGCAAGAGTAAGCAAGAAGGTAAGTGCGGCGCAGCGGGAAGCCGAGAACGCGCAGCACCGTATCTGGAAAACCGCAATTTACGCACGATTGTCTGATTTCGATGATGTGCTTCGGAATACGGAATCACTGGAAGTGCAAATTTCCTATATCAAGGAGTACATTAACCATCGAGATGACCTGATGCTGCTGGATGTGTTTGCAGACAAGCGGTGTACAGGAACAAATTTTGACCGCCCGGAATTTGAGAGGCTTCTAAAAGCACTGCAGGAGCGGAAAATCGACTGCATCGTGGTAAAGGATTTCTCCCGACTGGGTCGTAATTTCGTAGAAACAGGTCAGTATCTGGAGCAAGTGTTTCCACTGTTTGGCGTAAGATTTATCGCCATCAATGATAATTATGATAGCCTGAACAGCCAAAGTCGGGACGGGATGCTGGTGCCGATCAAGAGCATGATCAATGAAATGTACTCGAAAGACCTGTCCAAGAAGATTCAGTCGTGCTTTCGTTCCAAGGAAGCACGAGGAGAAATTTATACGCCTGTTCCGTTCGGTTACAAGAGAAATCAGCAGAATCATTTGATTCTGGACGAGGAAGTCAGCGATGTGGTAGTTCGGATTTTTCTCTGGAAGAAATCCGGCATGAAAGAGCGCGAGATTGCAAAGAAGCTGTCTGCGCAGGGAATCCCAACACCTTTTACACGCCGCTGTCAGCTGGGATACCTGAAAAACACCTTGCGGGTAAAGGACCCAGCATGGCAGACCGTGTTCGTGACAAAGGTGCTGGAAAATCCAATCTACACAGGAACAATGGTCTATAACCGCATCGCCTACGATGAAAAGAATCGGAAAATCGGGCAGAATCCACGGGAAAGCTGGCGGATGGTGCCGGACAGCCATCCGGCGATTATCAGCTGGGAACTGTTTGATGAAGTTTCCGCATTACGGGAAGCCGAGCAAGCAGTCAAGGAAGAGCGAAAAAAGTGGTGCAGACAGCGCAGAAAGAACAATCCGAACATCTTCAAAGGCAGAATCTCTTGCAAAAAGTGCGGAGAAAAATTGGTTTGTCATTGGCAAAGTGATGGTACGCTGTATTTTTACTGTGCATCTTGCCATGTTTCCATCTCCGAGAAAGACCTCTGGAACGGCATCCATAAGGAACTGCACCAGCGGTTAGAAGAACATAAGAACTTGAAAAAGCTGATACAGAAGAATTCCGGGAAAAGCGTACTTGAAACAAAGAAAGTGGCATTAAACCGTAAAATTGAACAGCTGTCGGGCAGCATCGTTCGACTGGAATCACAGAAGCGCAGCAGCTATGAGCAGTATGTCCTTGGGAAAATTTCAAAAGAAAAATTTCTGGAACTGAAGCAGGGTTTGGAAAATGAAATCACAACACTGAGACAGACGAAAGCTGAAAAAGAGAAAGAACTGGACGTTGTTCAAGAAGAACTGCAGCAGAAAAAGCAGATTGCAGGCAGCACAGAAGTCCTTTTGACGGCAGACAATCTGCAGCAGTATGTAAAGAAAATTGAAGTGGATCACAAGAAAAATACTTACACGGAATTTGTGTTCTAAAGAAGAAGGAGGACAGACAATGAAAGAAAAAATCTATGATGCCCGGACAGGGATGGAATATGTTTTGGTTGGCGATTATTACCTGCCAGCCTTGAAACTGCCACGGACTCGTCCGATTGGCCGCTGGGGAATGCTATACAAGGCGTACCTGAAACTGCGAAAACCAGCTTATTATCAGAGCCTGCTGCTGAGTGGAAAGCTGGATACTGTTTTGGCAGATGTGGAAGAACAGGCAGCAGAGCGATATGAGGTTTTGATTGAGCAGATGAGCCAGCGGGAGGGGGTATCGGAAAAACTGAAAGAAGAAAATCAGATGGAATGGGTGCGCCGCATGAGCAATCTGGAAAATCGTGCAGCGGAAATTGTAAAGACAGAATTGATCTACACGTAT